CAATTATGAACCAATGAACGAAAATAAACAGAGCTTAAAAAATCCAAAAGTGGCGATGAGGATACAAAAAAAAAAAAAAAGCATGGGCAAAGTAAAAGGCGTTAGTGACTTGATAATTATGCTACCAAACAAAATACTCTTTATTGAACTAAAAAGGCAAGAAAAGATTAAAACTAAGGTAAGTGATAGCCAAAACGCTTTTCTTTCAAAAATAGGGCAATTCTGTTACGCAAAAGGGCATGTTTGTTATGGAGCTAATGAAGCAATAGAGATAATCGAAAAGGAAATGATGCAATGAACTATTACTGTAAACAATGCGGATCGTTAGAAACAGCACCAAGTGCTGAGAAGATCATCGAGCTTGGAAAACTATGCTTAAAGTGCAAAAGCAGCAAAAGCGTTGGCGATAGAAGTTGCAAAATTTGCGGTAATGAGTTTACAACCGTAAACGGAAGGCAGGTGTACTGTTCTGAGAAGTGCAGAAAGGAGAGTTACAGAAGAATGGCGTTGGAGTTTTATTACAAAAGCAAAGTAGTCGCATGAAATCTTACGACGAAAAGGCAATGAATATGCCAAAAGTCAAACTTGACAAGATTTACATCGAAGCCATAAAGAATATCTCTAAAGACAAATGCTTTAAACAATCGAAAATCATAAAAACCATGCTAAGGAGTTACTATGAAAGTACGAGCGCCAAACTGGTCAATTCCGATGAAAGACTTGATTGAGTACCAAGTGTATTGCGAAGAGAACAAAATATCCTTTGCAGAGTTTGTTAGAAGAGCAATAGCTTATGCCATTGAAAAAGAAAAAGTGACACTATAAAATCGTAAACGCTTTTAATACTATGTAGTCATCTAAACAACCTTTAAGGATTTATGATGGCACTCACTCCAAAGCAAGAGAAATTTTGCTTAGAATATTTAAAAGATGGTAACGCTTCAAGAGCTTATAGAGAAGCTTATAACGTAACTACTACCAACGAAAGCACTATTAACTCAAAAGCTTCACACTTACTTAAAGAATACAAGATTAGTACAAGAATTGATGAGCTACGAAAAGCAACAACAAGTAAAGAAATAGACTATATAAAGAAGCTAAAAGATTTTTGGTGTTCAATACTAGACAATACAATAACAGACGATGAGCCTAAATTAACAGATAGACTAAAAGCAAGTGAGCTATTAGCTAAAAGTGAGGGCATATTCAGCGAAACACGCAAGACTGAACTAAGCGGTGAGTTAACAGTAGCGCAAGTAGTGGAGCTACCTAAGAGATGAAAATCTTATGGACACCAACAGAACGTCAAGCAGAAGCATTACGCAGTACATCATTCGAAACACTTTACGGTGGCGCACGTGGCGGAGGAAAAACAGACGCTGGACTCGCATGGTTACTATACGACAAAGAAGAACCTTTGCTAAGAGGGCTTGTACTACGAAAGAACGCAGTCGATCTAAATGACTGGATAGACAGAGCTAAGAAGTTCTTTATTCCTTTTGGAGTTAAAGCCAAAGGTAATCCGATAGAGTTTGTATTTCCTAGCGGATACACGATTGTTACTGGACACTTGAAAGACGAAAACGCTTATGAGAAATACCAAGGACACGAATATCAACGTGTCCTTATAGAAGAACTTACACATATACCTAGCGAAAAGCTATATAACTCCCTCATTTCCTCATGTAGATCAACAATCCAAAACATTAGAGCTATGGTATTCTGTACCACAAACCCCGGCAATGCTGGTCATGCATGGGTAAAGAAACGATTTGTTGATCCTGCACCTGCTGGAGAAGAATTTATCAATCCTAAAACTGGTCGCACTTGTAGGTTTATTCCTGCTACCGTGGAAGATAATCCGCACTTAATGACAAAAGACCCTGACTACGTTAAATACCTAGATAGCCTTCCTGATACACAGCGTAAACAATGGAGGCACGGATCATGGGAGGACGTAGAGTTAGAGGGAGCTTATTACGCTAAACTACTCACTAAAGACCGCATTACAAGAGTTCCTATCGAAACAAGCCTACAAGTACACACATATTGGGATTTAGGAGTTGGTGACAGCACAGCGATATGGTTTATGCAGAAGTACGGTAAAGAATTGCGTATCATAAACTACTATGAGCATAATGGAGAGGGATTACCACACTACATCAACTACTTGCATGAGTTCAGAGCTAAGCACGGCTTCATATACGGTAAGCACACAGCACCGCATGATATTCAAGTGAGAGAGCTTACTACTGGTAAAAGCAGACTTGAAACAGCGAGTACATTAGGTATTGACTTCGAAATAGCTCCAAACTTAAGTATAGATGATGGTATAGAAGCAGTACGTCACACAATACCATTATGTTACTTTGATGAAGAACGATGTGAGCAAGGTATAGAAGCATTACGCAATTATAGAAAAGAGTTTGACGATAAGAAGCAAGTATGGAAGTCATACCCTTTGCACGACTGGTGTAGTCACGGAGCAGACTCGTTCAGATATTTAGCAATATCGCACGAAAAAGAACAGCCTCAACTTCAATTAAACATAAACCCAAATAACCGTGGTTGGTTAGGATAAAAGGATAACGATGAACGAAATAATCAAGACAAGGGATAGCAACAGCGTAGAAGATATTTTAGAAGAAGCACGACAAAGGGCTAAGTTTGGTATCGAAGCGTGGACGTACAACTACGATGAAGCTAAAAAAGACGTATTGTTTCTAAGTGGCAACCAATGGACAGAGAAAGAGAAAACACTTAGAGAGCAAGAAGGCAGACCTGCATTAACGCTTAATCAGCTTCCTAAGTTCGTAGATCAAATCTTAGGCGACCAACGACAAAACCGTCCTGCTATTAAAGTATGTGCCGTAGATGATGACGCCTCACAAAAAGTTATCTCACAAAATGGTAAAGAGTACAGTAAGGCAGAGTTATATGAAGGCATAATCCGTAACATTGAATACTCATGTATGGCTGAAAGTGCTTACGATACAGCGTTCCAACACGCAGTAGAGAGCGGTTTTGGTTGGTTACGTGTCTATACAGACTACTCTACTAAAGATAGCTTCGACCAAGACATACTAATTAAAGCTATTCGTGACCGTTTTAGCGTTATTATTGACCCAAGAGCGCAAGAGCTTGACGCTTCTGATATGAACTGGTGTTTAGTTACAGAAACAATGAGCAAGAAAGAGTTTGACAAGAAATACCCTGACGCTCAAATGGGTACGCTTAGCGAAGATAGTCAATGGTGGTTAAAAGACGACAGCGTTAGAGTGTGCGAATACTTTACACGAGAACCTGCCAAGAGAGAGCTACTACTACTAAGCACTGGTGAAACAGTCTATAAAGATGAAGTAAAAGACGTACTAGATGAAATGGCTAAGAATGGCATTACAGTAGTACGATCACGCAAGGTTAACACATATAAAGTTTATTGGCGCAAGATTACAGCGTTTGAAGTGTTAGAAGGTCCGACAGAGTGGGTAGGTGATACGATACCCGTTATTCCAGTATGGGGTAAAGACATCATGGTAAGCGGTCAGCCTATCTATCGTGGACTAATCAGACACGCTAAAGACGCTCAACGTATGCACAACTATTGGTTAACCACTGTAACAGAGAGAGTAGCACTTGCACCTAAAGCACCATGGGTTGGACCTGCTAAAGCATTTAGCGGATACGAGAACTTCTGGAATGAAGCAAATAGACTAAACCTTGCATATCTACCTTATAACGACCAAGCCACTAGCGCACCGCAACGTGTAGCACCTGCACCTATGCCAACAGCAGAAATTCAAATGGCTATGCAAGGGATAGATGAGATAAAGAATACCGTCGGAATGTTTGACGCTTCACTTGGACAGAAAAGTAACGAAACAAGCGGACGAGCTATTTTAGCAAGACAGAAAGAGGGTGATACTGGTACATTCGCTTTTGTTGACAACCTTTCACGTGCAATTAGACGTGTAGGTAAAATCCTTATCGATATTATACCTCACTATTACGATAGCGAAAGACTTGTAAGAATGAGGCTGATTGATGGCACTGGCGATAATGTTCTTATAAACAGACAAGTGATTGATGAGCAGACTGGACAACAAATTACTATTCATGATATGAGCGCAGGTAAATATGACGTAGTTGTAGAGACTGGACCAAGCTACAACACACAAAGAGCTGAAATGGCTACCATGATACAATCACTCGTACAGTCATATCCTAACTTAATGGCAGTAGCAGGTGACTTAATGGTCGGCGCTATGGATATGCCAAACGCAGACAAAATATCAAAGCGTCTTAAAAAGACTATGCCTATGGGCGTACTTGATGAGCAAGAAATGCAAGAAGCAGGAATACAGCCACCACAGCCACAGCCAGATCCAAGCTTACAACTAGCACAAGCAAAGATACAAGAGATACAGCTACAAGCTCAAATCTCTCAACAAGAAGCAGAAGCTAACTTACAGTTGGAGCAAATCAAGTTAGAGCAAGAGAAGATCAAGACACAAGCACTCTTAGCAAAAACACAGATGGAGGCTCAAACACACGCTCAAAATATGCAACAAAACGCAGGTGCTAACGAATCACAAATCAGACAAATAGTAGCAAAAGCATTGGCTGATTATCAAAGTGGCAGATAAGTGATTAAAAAATGAACAATTTACGATATAATATGGTATAAATTTCGTACATAAGGAGTACGCCTAGTGGAAACACAAAATGACTTTACAGTATATACTGAAGAACCCTTAGATATTGGCGTGGCTGAGGAAGCAACAGAGGAAGCGCAACCTACTGGGGCAGATACACAGTCAGAAAAAGCAGAGGATACGCCAACCACTGAAACAGCAAAGGACGAAGCTGAGCCAACAGAGGCTAAAGAGTCCAACACTCGCTATCAGAAGCGCATTGACAAGTTAGTCAAACAAAGAGAAGAATACGCAAGAGAAGCAGAAGCATTGCGTAAAGAGTTGGAATCGATTAAGTCGTTACCTAAAAAGAGTGAAACCGAAGAACTAGACCCTCTTTCGTTTGATTCTTATGAGGATTATATCGAGGCATTGAACTCGCAACCAAAGACAGAGCCTAAAGAGGTCAAAGAAGAATCACAAGTCACCGAAACACAGCGCAAACTCGATGACGTATTTGATGAAGCTCGTGAGAAATATGAGGACTTTGACAAAGTAGTGCTTGATAACTCTTTACCTTTCACACCGACTATGGTAGTCGCATTTACTGAACTTGAAAGCGCAGGAGAAATCGCATACTACTTAGCTCAACATAAAGATGAACTAAAAGAAATCGCTAAACTTACGCCTACAAAGCAAGTTATAGCGTTAGACAAGGTAGCAGATAAGTTACGTAATCCTATTAAGGTAGAGAAGAAAGTAACAAAAGCACCTGATCCTATTAACCCAGTACAAGCAAAAGGTGATGTGTCTAACGAAAGAGACCCATCTAAAATGAGCTTCAAAGAATATGAGGCTTATATGAACAACCAAACACGAAATAAAAAAGGTTTTTGGTAAACCAATAAGGAGACATAAATGTCATTACAAGGCGCAGGAAACGTATTACTTACCGATGACGTAATCGCTAAAGAAGCTCTTAGACTTCTTAAGAATGAACTCGTCACAGCACCACTCGTTTATCGTAGTGTAGAAAAAGTTTTTGGTAAAGTGGGTGATACAATCTCACTCAAAAAGCCATTCAGAACTAAGACAGCAAGTGGTCGTACCCTTGTTAAGCAACCTATGGTGGACGTTACTATCCCATTCAAGATCAATAATCACGAGCATTTTGGTTTAGAGATTACTCAACGTGATCGTACTTTGTCACTTCAAAACTTCTCAGAGCGTTACCTTAAAAGCGGTATCACTCAATTAGCTAACAAGATCGACAAATCTATCCTTGACGTAGCTACTACTAGAGGCTTCTTCTCATCTACTATTGCAGGTAGCGCAATCGGTACAAAAGACTTGCTTATTGCTAAAGCTCGTCAAACAATGGTCGGTGTCCCAGATGACGGACTACGTAGAGCGATCCTTAACCCACTTGATGGTGCTGAAATTTCAGACGCTACGAGCAAAGTGTTCAATGAGGCGTTCGTAAAAGAATCAATCCAAAAAGGTTATATGGGACCGTTAGCTGGTTACTATGTATTCGAGTCAAACAACATCAACTCTTATACAGCAGGCCAGGGCTGGACTGGTACTATCCTTGTTGCAGGTGCTAACCAAACTGGTGCGTCACTTAACCTTGATGGTTTTGGTACAACTGGTTCAGCATTGCTCAAAAAAGGTGATATGTTCACAATCGCTGGTGTATATGAGATTAACCCACAATCTTACCAATCAACTGGTAAACTACAAGTATTCGTAGTTACAGAGGACGCAAACATTGCTTCTGGTACTCCAAATACCGCAACTGTAAAAATCAGTCCTGCAATTAACGATGGTTCATTGACTACCGTTGACGCAGAGGGTACAACTATCTCTCTTGGTGCTTACCAAAACGTAAGTAATAAACCAGCAGACAATGCTCCTATTACTCTTATCGGTACAGCAGGTACAGCGATTAGACAAAACGTTCTTTTCCACCGTGACGCTATTGCTCTTGCAATGGTTGACTTAGAGTTGCCTCAATCAGCAATGGTTAAAGCTCGTGTACGTGACGAAGATAGCGGATTGTCTATGTCAATGACTGGTGCTTATGACATTACAAACCACTCTGAAATCACTCGTATCGACTGTGTATGGGGAACAGACGTAATTTATCCTGAATTACTACATAGACTTTTAACAGTCTAACAATAGGGGAGTTAATCCTCCCCTCTTATGCGCTCAATGAGCCTATAACAGAGGAGAACATATGACCTACTTATACAACACATCAAATCCAAACGGACAACTATTTGACGACAAAGACGTAGCTGAAAAACTAAAGCAAGGTTGGGTAGATACCCCTGACAAACTAAGCAATGAGCCAAAGAGAAGAAAGGCTAAAGATGACAGCAAAGCGGATAATTGAAGGCGCACTTAGAACCATAGGCGTATTAGCAAGTGGAGAAGAAGCACAGCCTAGCGAGATACAAGATGGTTTAGAAGCTCTTAATGGACTTCTCAGCACATGGAACAACGTTAGTCTGTTAATACCAAGCATTACAACACGCACGTTTGATCTTAAAGACAGTAAGACATACACCTATGGAATAGGCGGAGACTTTGACGCACCACGACCAATAGCGATACAGTTTGCACAATTTCAAGACATTTACAGCTATTTCTATACGTGTGAGATATACAACAACAAAACGTGGGCAATGAATGATAGACCGGTTCAGATCAGACCACTAGGGTGTTACTTTGAGCCTAGTTATCCTTTGGCGGTAGTACACTTTCCAACAGCTCCTTACACAACGGACAAATTCAGAGTTCAGGTATTAGAGCCTTTGACATACATTAGTAACCCACTCGATAGCTTTACACTACCAGACGGCTATGAGAGAGCGTTAAGACTCAATCTAGCAATAGAGTTAGCCTCAGAGTTTGGAACACAACCAAGCCCAATGACGGTACAGTTAGCACAAGAAGCTAAGCATACGTTAGAAATCAAGAACACTAAAGTGGAGCTTATGACGTTTGACTTCCAATCTACTAGCACAACGATCTATAACATTATTCAAGGTCCAGTAAAATGAGAATACCTATCAGCGCACTAGACGCAGGGGGAGCAAGAAGCAAAAAAGCTACAATTGAAAACCTAGTGAATATGTACGCAGAGAAAGCACCTAACAACGCAATGACTCCATACGTCCTTTATCAATGCGAAGGATTAACGGAGTTTTGCAACCTAGGTAGTGACCCTATTTTGCGACTACACACAACAAGCGATGATAGAGTATTTGCTATTACTAAGACTAAGATATACGAGATCAACAGCAACAAGACATTTACAGAAAGAGGCACGTTTAGTGGTAATGGCTTAACAGACTTCGTAAGCACAGCAGACAACGGCAGTCAGTTGGTGATCGTTGACGGATCAAGAGGTTTCGTACTCCTTTTAACTACAAACACGCTGAATGAAATTACAGCGCAAACTGGTTTTTATCCTGCTAATCACGTTGTATTTATGGACGGTTACTTTATATTCAACCGTGCTGGTACTGGACAGTTCTTTATATCAGCACTTTATGACACAACAACAGACCCACTTGACTTTGCAACAGCAGAGAGCGCACCAGATGACACCATAGGTTTATCCGTATTCTCTAATCAGCTATGGCTATTTGGGCAGAAAACTATCGAGATATGGTATAACAGTGGTGACGCTCTTTTTCCTTTTTCTCGTGTAAGCGGTGGCGTAATCAATCGTGGGTGTTTATTTAATGGATCAATCAAAAAAGGATACTCAACACTTTACTTCGTTGGAGATGATGGATTAGTTTACGGTATCGGCATGAGTAGTTATGTTCCTCAACGTATCAGCACTTACGCCATTGAAAAAGACATTATGGGTGAAACACAAGGCTATTCGTTCGTATTCACTCAATACGGTCACGAGTTCTATATGCTACACTTACCAAACAACGAGAGAACGTGGTGCTATGACGTTGTTAATGCACTATGGCACGAAAGAAGAAGCACGGTGATTAATCCAACGTTCTTAGTACCTGAACAGAAGCGACATATCTCACGGTCATTTACTGATGGTTTTGGATACAAGCTTGTTGGTAGCAGATTAGACGGTAAGCTCTACTTTTTAGATAAAAACTCAGCCAAAGACAACGGACAAGTCATGGTTAGAGAAATGGTATCAAGCCCTATCTTTAAAGAGAATAGATGGTTAAAATGCTCAATGTTTGAGGTAATAGCAGAGTGTACCATTAAAAGCGATTCTAAGCCCTTAGCAATACTTCAATGGAGCGATGACACACAGTCATGGAGCGATGGCGTACAAATGGTAATAGGTAAACTAGGCGACAATAACTTTAGATATGTAGCAAGACGACTAGGACGCTTTAGAAATAGATCTTTTAGAGTAACTATAACAGATGACGCTATTGTTTATCTTGTTGGTGCTTTTGCGGAGGTAGAACAATGAACGTACCTATAACACAACAAGCCATTACAAATGGTGTATTTATTAGACCTTGGACCGACTTCTTTCAATATGTTAAAAGTTATCTACTTCCAAAAGGTTCTATTGTATTGTTTTTTGGTACAATTCCACAAGGTTTCTTAGAGTGTAATGGCACGAATGGAACGCCTAATCTAACACCTCCAGCTGGGTGCAAGTACGGAATGAAAGAATGACGATTAGACCTTTTGAGTTTAAAGACTATCATGATGTAGTAATGATGTACAAAGACCTCATCGCTACTATTTATCCTAACAGACAATTAGGAGACGACATTAACTTTTTTAGAATGGTCGATATGTGGGTGAAAAACGGATACGACATTTACGTCACTGAGGTTGATGGTGACATATCAGGGTTTTTTTGCGGTTATGTTCATCACAATTTTGGACTTACAGAACCCGTATATTTTGGCGATAGCATTTACGTTAAAGATATGTACAGAAAAGGAAAATCAGCTTATCAACTCTATAAAAAGATTGTAGAGATAGCAGACAGTAAAAAACTAAAAACAGTATCATACGCTTCCATATTTGGAGATGGGTATAAGATACATGAGAAACTAGGATCATACCCTATTTCTATCATCACAGAACGACCACAAGGAGCATAAAATGGGTGGAATAGTTGACGCTATTTTTGGAAATGACGACGCTGCAGACGCACAAGCACAAGCAGCTCAGGCAGGTGCAAACGCTTCACTAGAAGCTACAAAACTTAGCCTAGCGCAACAACAAAAAATGTTTGACGCTACACAAGCGCAACAAAAACCTTTATACGATATGGGTTTATCCGCTATTACTCAGGCGTATGGCGGTAGAGACGCAAACGGTAACTACTACTTTGACCCAAACAAACTTAATCAGTATGCACCTAATGAAGCATTTAAGTATCAAGACTATCAAGCACAACAGTTTGACCCAAGCAAGATAGACTTAAAAGCAGACCCAAGTTATCAGTTTAGATTAAATGAGGGTATTAATGCTCTTGATAAATCAGCAAGTGCTAAAGGTATGTTACTCTCAGGCGCACAACAAAAAGCGGTACAGAACTACGGTCAAGACTTAGCGTCTCAGCAGTACCAACAAGCTTATGCAAACGCTTTGACAACTAATCAGAACAACAACAACATAGGCTTACAAGAGTATCAAACTAATCAAGGTAATGCGCTTACTGGCTACAACTCAAACGTAAACTTAGGCTTACAAAAGTACAATCAGTTAGCGAGTGTACTAGGTGCTGGACAAGTAGCAGGTAACAACCTACAACAGAATAACACTCAACTAGCGAACAGCGCAACAGCTACAAATATGCAAAACGCAAACAACTTAGCTTCATCTTACGCTTATGGTGCAAACGCTCAAGCAAACGCTCAAGCTCAAAATACAAACGCTCTCTTAGGTATTGGCTCACTCGCATTGGGTGGCTACAAATTGTTTAAGTAAGGAAGATATTATGGCATACATGGATTATCAAGCACCGCAACAAGTAAACTGGCAACAACCCGTAAACAACCTAATGCAAATGGCGCAATTTGGCGAACAACAAAAGATGAATGAGCTTCAAAGAGCGAAGATCGAACGAGAGAACGCTAAAGAGGATAAGTCAAACGCTTTAGCTGAACAGTACGGAAACGAGAAAGACGAAAACAAAAAAGGCGACATATTTAAGCAGATGGTAGCAATAGACCCTAAACGTGCTGAAAGTATGTACAACACTTTCTCAAAGATGGACGAAAAGCAGTATATAGATACTCAACGACAAGCGGAACAATTAGGAAAGGTATCTTTTGGCGTAATTAAAGACCCAAGCATGATGGATAAAATGTTTCCTACGCTTCCTAAGTCGTCACAAGACCAACTACTAAAAATGGGTTATGATCCATCAACTCCTATGGACGAAAACAAAGCAAAGTTAGTACAAGGCATAGGACAGCACTTCATTAACATGGCGCAGGATACAAAGACACTAGCAGACCACGCATTTAGAAAAGAAGAAGCGAAAACTAAACAAACGTTTGAGGCTGAACAAAACGCACTCGCAAGAGCAACACAAAAAGAAGTGGCACAATTAGGCGCAGACAAATCCGTTGAAGTTGCAGAAATTAATGAAAGATCTCATAAATACACAGCCGATAAAAACGCAGAATTATACAAAGATGGATTTAAAGGTTTAGGCTTAGGTGGCAAAGCAAATGGTATTGAAATACAAGCTTTTAAATCAGCAGTTGAAATAAAAACAAACCCTTTAGCTACACCACAAGATAAAGCAAATGCTCAGGCTATTATTGATAGTCTTAACAATAAATATGGAGTAACACAAGGAACAGAGAACAACATAACACCAACAAGCAGACCACCATTAAATAGCTTTAACAAGTAAGGATAAATATGTTTGATATAAATGGAGCAAGACAAGCAGGATACAGCGAAAATGAAATAGCGGACTTTATGGCACAGCAAAGAGGATTTAATATCTCAGGTGCTAGAGAAGCAGGTTATAGTGATAATGAAATCTTGTCACATTTAGATAGCTTACAATCAACAGACAGATCATTTAAAGAAATAGGTTTAGACACTGTTAAGCAGTTGGGTGTTGGTGTTGGTTCTACTATCGAGGGATTAGGCACAGTAGGTATGCTTCTTGGTAGCGATAGAGCTAAGTCAATGAAAGACCTTGGTAATAAAATTACAGAGGACTTAAGAGGTAGTTACTCACAAGGACTTAAAAATAACATAAGTGAACAGCAACAGTATATAAATGAAGCAGATGGAGAAGCTTCTAAATTTTGGCGTACCATAGAAAGCACAGCAACTAACCCTGCATTACTTGCTACTTTCATAGCAGAGAGCGCACCACAAATGTTAGTAGGTGGTGTAGTCGGTCGTGGCGTTGGAGCTGGTGCTAAACTTTTAGGAGCTGGTGAAGCACTTGCTGGTAAAATGGCAATAGGTGGTGCTATGGGAACTGGTGCAGTTCTACAAGGTGCAGACAGTGCAAGTAATACATACGATACTCTTATGAAGCTTGATGATGGAGTATGGTCACAAAACCAACAATTTAAAGCACTTGTAGAACAAGGTGCAGACCCATTACAAGCTAAAGATGAAATATCTAAAAGCTTAGCACGTAAAACACTAGCAACAAGTGGAGCTATTAGTTTAGCTACGCAAGGAGCTTTTTCAAAAATTGGTGGTAATGCGTTTGAACGTGCTTTAGTTGGACAAGCTGAAAAAGGCACAGTAGGCGGTATCGCTGGTAAAGCACTAGCAGAAGCAGGAAGTGAAGCAATTGAAGAAGGTAGCGGTCAAGGAGCTTCTAACTACAACGTCAATCAAGTAACACCGACAAGCTTATTTAAAAACGTAGGACAATCAGCAGGACAAGGTGCTATCACTGGTTTTACTATGGGTGGATTTGGTGGTGCGGTAGAAGCATTTAAGCCTATGACACAACTCGTAGAAGAAGAAAAAGCAAAGATACAAGCAGAGAGTGGAAATGTCAACGCAGTAAATAACTCCTTTAACGTATTCGGTGACTTAGCGCAAAGATCAGATGCAATAAATCCAAATATTGGCGACA